AAACTTAAACTTAACTTAACATAAAGGAAATGACACTATGTCAAATCAAATAACAACTGCTTTTGTACAGCAGTACAGTTCAAACGTACAAATGTTATCTCAGCAAATGGGATCATTACTAAGAGGAGCTGTGGATGTTGAGTCAGTAGTAGGAAAGAATGCGTTCTTTGATCAAGTTGGTAAAACAACTGCTGTTCTAAGAGCTTCTAGACACGCTGATACTCCACAGATTGATACGCCACACTCTAGAAGACGAGTAAGTCTTGCAGATTACGAGTGGGCTGATCTAATAGACAATGCAGACAAAGTTAGATTATTAATTGATCCAACTTCTTCTTACGCAAAAGCTGCGGCTGCTGCTATGGGAAGAGCTATGGACGATGTAATCATCGCTGCATTAGGTGGTACTTCGTACACTGGTGAAACAGGATCTACTTCTGTTACATTACCAGCTGGACAAAAGCCATATTCTGCATCAAACCAAACTACAGGTTTGACTGTTGATAAACTTTTAGAAGCTAAAAAGATATTGGACTTAGCAGACGTTGATCCTAGTTTACCTAGATTCTTCGTGTGTGGACCAACTCAAATTAGCAATCTATTAAATGAAACTGAAGTAACTTCTAGCGACTTTAACACTGTTAAAGCTCTAGCTCAGGGACAATTAGATTCTTTCTTAGGATTTAAATTCATCGTTTCTAATAGATTAAAATTTGACGCAACAAATACAGACGACAGACTTGCATACGCATTCACAGCTGACGCTATTAAATTAGCAGTTGGTCAAGATGTTATAGCTAGAATTGATGAGAGAGCTGACAAATCATACAGCACTCAAGTTTACTACGCTATGAGCATTGGTGCTACTCGTATGGAAGAAGAAAAAGTTGTCGAAATTGCGTGCGACGAATAATAACTAACAAATAGGAGAACACTATGGCTAATGGAGTAAATTACCAACTAAGTCAGAACACACCAAAAGATATGGTTGACGTATCTAAATGGGGTGGAAGTTTACGAGTTCAGTACGATACGTATGAAGCTAGTTCTTTAGCAGCAGGAAGTATTTATGTTGCTACATTACCAGCTGGTGCAATTGTATATGATGTAATCCTTCAAGCTGATGACATGGGTACAAGCACAACTGCTAAAGTTGGTGATGCAAGTGATGATGATAGATTTATCACATCAACTGCAACTGACTCTGCAGCAACAATCACTAGATTGAATGCTATTGATGGTTTTGGTTATGAATATTCAGCTCAAACTGATATTATTATCACTACTACTGGTACATCAACTGGTACTTTTAAAATCGCTATTTTTTACGTAGTAGCTTAATTTAAAAGATATATTTATAGTGGGGTGTAAAATCCCCACTATCAATCATGAAAAAAATCAACGAACCAAAAACCATTTTACATTTCCAAAATAAAGATTATATCTATCGTTATGTTCTAGTTGATAGATTTAAACATACATCAACTGCACATCATGGTTTTGATAAAGACTTAGAACTTACAGAGGCTGAGATCTTTGCATTGGTTAAACCTAGACAATTAAGACGTAAATATATTATAAAGAAAGATTAATATGGCATCAGTAGTAGAAATTTGTAATGGAGCTTTAAATCAATTAGGTGCATCTACAATCTTAACACTTACAGAAGATTCTAAAAATGCAAGACTTTGCAATGCTAGATATTTGAATGTAAGAGATGCAGTATTTAGACATCATCCTTGGAACTGTTTATTAAAACGAGTTCAACTACCAGCTGATACAGAAACACCAGCTTGGGGATTTACAAAACAATTTACATTACCATCAGACTGTTTAAGATTAATTAAAATTTTAGATTACGAATCTGATCACGTTGTAGAAGGAAGAAAGATTTTATCTCATTCATCTTCTATGAAAATATTATACATATCAAGAGTTGAAGATCCTAACGAATACGATCAATTACTAAGAGAAGTTTTAAGTGCTGCGTTAGCTGCTGATATTGCTTATGCAGTAACCTCATCTAATCCAGTGGCTCAGCAAATGTATTCATTGTATCAAGAGAAATTAAAAGATGCTAGATTCGTAGATTCAACAGAAGGATACAATACAGATCAAGAAATGGGTATGGCATCTGTAGTAGATTCAAATACGTTTATCAACTCTAGGTTTTAAAAACCATGGCTAGAGTTGCTGTTCAATTAACAAACTTTACAGGTGGAGAATTATCACCACGTTTAGATGGTAGAAATGATCTAACTAAATACGCATCTGGTTGTAAGACATTACAAAACATGGTTGTCTATCCTCATGGATCTGCAGCTAGAAGACCAGGTACAACATTTGTAGCAGAAGTTAAAACATCATCAGCATTTACAAGATTAGTTCCTTTTGAATTTTCAACAACACAAACTTACATTTTAGAATTTGGAAATGAATACATAAGATTTTATAAAGACAGTGGTTCAATATTAGAAAGCAATTTAACAATTACAGGAATTACAAAAGCTAATCCTGGTGTTGTAACAGGATCATTCTCAACATCATCTTATCCAGTTGTTGAATCAACTGCAGTTTATACATCAGCAGGTACTGCTGTAACTACAGCTCCAGTAACTATGCCATCTAATATTATTACAGGTGATTTATTAATTATGGTTGTTAAATTAGGTTCAACTGCAACTGCAACAACTCCAACTGGCTGGACTTTACTTTCATCAAGATCATCAACAGGAAATTCTTATATCTATTATAAAATATCAGATGGATCAGAAACTAATCATATTGATTTAACAGTAACATCATCTCATGTTTCTGCAATTACTTATAGAATATCTAATTATGAAGGAACACCAGAAGCATCTTTTGCAGCTACTAACGTAAACGATCCACCATCATTAACTACATCTTGGAGTTCAACAAAGAATTTATTTATTGCTGCATGTACAACAAGACAATCTAATAATGCTTTTACTGCAGCACCAACTAATTATACTAATTTAAAAACTATTGGAGATCCTTCTGCTGGAACAACAACTCATGTAAGACTTGCAACAGCAACTAGAGAAGTTAATTCTAATATAGAAGATCCAGGAGCTTTTACTACAACTGGAACATTAGATAATCCTCATTCAGCAACTATTGTAATTAAAGGTTCAACAACATCAATTAATAATGGAGATACTATTGTTATTTCTGGAGTTGGTGGAATGACACAAGTAAATGGAAAAAGATTTATAGTTTCAAATAAAACTTTAACTACATTTGAATTAAAAGATATTGATGGCAATAATGTTAATACAACTAATTACACAACTTATACATCAGGTGGAGTATTTAATAGAGTTTATACTTTAGCAACTCCATTTGAAACAGCAGATCTAGCAGATTTAAAATTTGCTCAATCAGCTGACGTTATGTACATTTGTCATCCTGATTATGCTATTCATAAATTATCAAGAACTGGTCATACAAGTTGGTATTTAGATGAAGTTGAATTTACAGCTGGACCACTATTAGATCATAATATTGAAGTAACTACTTTAACTGCGTCAGCAACAACTGGTAGTGGAATTACAATTACTGCATCTGATATTGTTGGGATTAATGGTGATACAGGATTTCAATCAACAGATGTTGGTAGATTAATTCATTTAGGAACAGGAAAAGGTTTAGCAAAAATAATAACAGTATCTAGTACACTTGTTGTAGTAGCAGATGTTATTGAAACATTATCTACAACTTCTGCAACAACCGACTGGGCATTAGGAGCTTGGAGCAAAACAACAGGTTATCCTTCTTGCGTATCTTTCTTTGAACAAAGATTAGTATTTGCAGGTACAACAGAAAATCCTCAAACATTATATTTTTCTAAATCAGGTGATTATGAAAACTTTGATGAGAATTATCATGGTACAGTAGCAGACGATGATGCAATTACTTATACCATTGCTTCTAACCAAGTTAATGCAATTAGATTTTTATCTGCAACACGAACACTAATCGTTGGCACAGTAGGTGGTGAGTTTTCAGTATCAGGTGGTGGTACAGATGATCCTGTAACTCCAACAAACATTCTTATTAAAAAACAATCTAATCATGGTTGTGCAAATATAGATGCTATACCAGTAGGTAACGTTACTCTGTTCTTACAGAGAGCTAAAAGAAAGATTAGAGAACTAGCTTATAACTTTGATGTTGATGGTTATGTTGCACCTGACATGACTATTCTTGCTGAACATATTTCAGAATCTGGAATTAATTCTATGTCTTATCAACAAGAACCTAATCAAGTTATTTGGTGTGTTAGATCAGATGGAAGATTAGTTGGTTTAACTTATCAAAGAGAACAACAAGTTGTTGCTTGGCATCAACATATATTTGGTGGTGCATTTAGTACAGGTATTGCTGTATGCGAATCTATAGCTACGATTCCTACAGATGATAAAGAATATCAAACATGGGTTGTTATCAAAAGAACAATCAATGGTGTAACAAGACGTTATGTTGAATACATCAATCAATTTGATTTTAATGAAACAGACAATACAGAATTTAATTTCTTAGATTCACAACTTGCTTACTCTGGATCTGCAACTACTACTATTTCTGGATTAGATCATCTTGAGGGACAAGTTGTATCTGTTCTTGCAAATGGTGCAACACATCCAGATAGAACTGTATCTGGTGGATCTATTACTTTAGCAAGATCATCTACTAAAGTTAAAGTTGGATTAAAATATACATCACTATTACAAACAATGAGATTAGATGCTGGAGCTCAAAATGGTACATCTCAAGCTAAGACAAAAAGAATATTTAATATCTCTATTAGATTATATGAATCTATTGGTGTAGAAGTTGGTCCAGATCTTAACAATATGGAAGCTATACCATTTAGATCTTCTGCTAATCCTATGGATCAAGCTATCCCAGTATTCACAGGTGATAAAGAAGTAGAGTTTAGAGGTAACTATGAAACTGATGGTTTTATCTTTGTACGTCAAACTCAACCTTTACCTTTAACAATTTTATCGTTATACCCAGAATTAATAACAAATGACTAATAGATTAATTATAATTCCTTATATTTCAGATCATGGTAAAATAATCATGGAATCCCA